ATTATTTAAAATATAATTATCTTTGGTTTGGGTTGTTAAGACAGGTGGAGCTTTTAAACAATGATCTATTTGACTGGTAGCAAATTTTTCTTCTTTAGCAGAAAAAGGTCTACCGAAACTAGTTCGATAAATAGGGGTAGGAAAGATACAATGTATATTACCTGGCTGTATATTCGACTTACTTTTCTTTCTCATTGGTGCATTTTATAAACTAAAATACCCCTTAAGTAAAGTTGGTCTATAGCAAATTACTCGCGAGGTTCTTCAACCCAACCTTTTGTATTATCTGATTGATATAAAGCTTCGTCCCATACATGTGTGGGTGCCGTAGCTATGTCAGTTCCCGCGTCAGGTTTAGGAATGGGAGGATCCCAGTCACATCTACTTTCGTTGAAAGTCCAACTTGCATAAGGGTTGTGGGGAATAAATGCATCTCGAGCTGCGTCATAAGTATCTCCTATGCCAGCATAATTCATTCTAAAAGGAGTTCCTCCTAAAATATGAACACCGTTTCTTGTATTGTAAGAAGTTTGTTTCCAAACATCATCGGTTTTAAAAAGTTTGTTAACAAAAATAGCACCTAATTCTTCATTTGGTGCATGAGCATTGTGAACTGCAATCACTTGTACCACCACGTTGTTTTCATCTAATTTTGCAAAGTGTGCCATGAGAGTCTCCTATTAAGTAGTATACGTCCCACTTCCTGTGTATTTTAATATTGTAAAATCTCCACTGATAGTAACAGTAGGTGAACCTGTAGTGGTAGTAGAATAATTAGCTGTAGGAACTTTTAAAATAACAACACCTGAACCCCCAGAAGCTTGAGCAACTCCAGAGTGTTGGTAATTCGTACCACCTCCTGAGCCACCGCCTGTGTTCGCTGTGCCATCTTGACCTTTTCCTTGAGTTGATGGAACTCCATTAATTCCGTTTCCGCCGCCACCTTCTCCACCTATGCCCTGCATAAGTAGTTCCGCCAGCACCGCCGCCTCCAGCATAATAAGTTGCTGCGCCAGTTATTGCATTTTGAGTTCCTTCTCCACCATGTCCCAGGAGAACCAGTCGTACCATTTTGAGAAGCACCGCCTCCGCCTCCGCCACCTTGGCCTGAGACTCCGCCGCCTCCATCATTTCCTTGTGAAGGACTTGTTGCGGGAACGTTTCCTTCTCCACCAATTGTTGAGCCGCCTTCATTACCAGCGCCTCCAGATCCTCCTTGACCGCCGGGTGCCATTCCTCCAGCACCGCCGCCAGTTGATGTAATTGTTGTTAAATCTGTTCCTGAAAATGAAGAATCTACACCTTTTGATAAATCAGTTGGTCCGACATTTCGACCTGTACCACCGCCACCAACAGTAACCGTAATTGCTGTGCCGGGAGCAACTTCTTGTGTAGATGTTCTGTAGCCGCCGCCTCCGCCGCCTCCAGATACATTTGAAAATGATCCACCGCCGCCAGCAACTACTAAAAATTCAATTTCATAATTAGCTGGTCCACCGCCAGATCCAAAACCTAAAACTTGATAACCAAAAGACATGTTTTATTTCTCCTATCCGTCGTTAGCTTCGTCTGTAGTATAAAATAATTTAATTCCTAATACTCGTGCCTCACCGGTAAAGGAGTCGCTACCGTCTGCTGCATCTCTATAAAGTTGAAAAAATGTCATGTCATCATCAGCTGGAGAGCCAGCAATTGTGATTGCGCCACTCTCAGCAGTCATTTGTACATCTTCTACAGTACCAATTCCAGCGTCTGTGACTTCTACGGCTGTTCCAAAAACTACATCAGCCGTGTCTCCTTCACTACAGCTTACACCTTGAACACCAAAAATACAGTTTCCTGTATTTGTAGAACTTGGACTCCAGAAAACTTGATAAGTTACTGTTCCTAAATTCCATGATTTTGGCATAGCAATAGCAAACTGTGCATATTGTGCTGTACTTGCATCAAAATCTAAAACTTTTAGTTCAGGTCTAACTGCTGTGGTTTCAACCGATGCCGCGTCAGCGGGATTAGTCGTAGGAAGATAAAATGCAGTAGCAGGTATCCACATCGTTTCTTTTCCTGCAATTTTTACTGCTGCTGTTGCATCTGCTTGGTCAACAGCTTGAACTTCTCCTGTACCATTAGGGGAAAGAGTAATATTTCCATTTGCCCCATCTGTAATTGTAATCGTTCCAGAGTTTGTTCCTGAATTTGTATCTAAAGTTAAATCATGAGCACCACGTGTTGTTACAGTAACTGCTGCGGATCCTGTTCCTAGAGCAATTTCTCCTGAACCTGCTGGTGATAATCTTAAGTCAACGTTTGTTTCTCCCTGTGCAGCAATAATAGGACCTGCAGTCCCTGTTGCAGCATTCGTTATTTTAACTTCATTGACAGCAGAACCTGTAACACCAAAGGCTACTAACTCATTACCATTACTATCTGCGATATATTGCCCATCAGTAAAACTCATTGCGACATCTTTTGATGCGTCTATAATATCTGTACCATTGTGATAACAGAAAGTTGTTACTGGTGCGCTTGATTTGTTTTGAGGAAGAGCTCTTAAAACCACTCCAGTTGCTGAAGTAACTTTAAAAGTTAATGAATAATTAGATCCACTTCTATTTGTTTTATCAACAACTAAATAACCTTTTTCAATATTAGCTGCTGGTGAACCTGCTTGTGCTGGAACATTAACAACTCTGTTTCCTGCTAAAGTTCCTGTAAATTCTAAAATATAATTTCTTGCATTGGAGCTTGATCCACTTGACATTGCAAGTGTAACATCACCTGATGCCACATCAATAGAGATATAACCCCATGTTTCTGCGATTAAGTCTAAGTTTGTGTTTGTTTTTGTTCCCCATGTACCGGCGTTTTCGCCAGTTGCCTGAAGTTCAATTCCTAAATTATTATAACTCGAAGCCATTTATTTTTTCTCCTAAGGTGCCGTTACGTCTGTATACGTCACATTTGATCCTGTGTCAATATCCGCATAACCAAAAATTCCGCCTCCACTTGCAGTCGTTAAATCAGCTACGGAAGCAGTTGCTGATACACCTGTTAGTCCCATTTGCATTTCAGTTGGACTAATTGAGCCCACACTAGCGGTTGCAGAAACTCCTGTCAAGCCAATACTCATAGCTGCAGGTGTAATAGATCCTACACTAGCAGTCGCAGAAACTCCCGTAACATCAATTAATTCTACGCTTGCAACTGTAATTTCTCCTACAGATGTTGTCGCTGAAACACCATCTGGGAAACAAATCCATGCAAAACCAAGTGAACCAACTGAAGCAGTTGCTGCCTGTCCACTTAATCCTTGAACATGATCTGCACCATTATTAATAGATAAAGAACCTAAAGAAGCAGTTGTAGATAATCCTGTAATTTGTTCTGGTGGATAAATTTTTCCTACAGAAGCAGTTGCTGAAACTCCTGTTAAAATTTCAGAGATTGCATAATCAATAGTAAAAGCTTCCCATGCACCATGACCCCAGTAATTTTCACCCCAGGCATTTGGACCCGATAATGCGCTAGCTGAAACTCCAGTAAGTGAAACTGTGAAAGTGTCTGTGCCCCAAACATTCTCACCCCATTTATCAGAACCCCAACCTACATTGGTATTACCAACAGCAGTCCCTAAGGATGCTGTCATACTTAGTCCAGTAATATTTACTGATGGATTATAATTCTCGCCCCATGGTTCATTGCCCCATGTTGCTCTACCCCATCCTTGATTTGAAAATCCTGAAACACTTCCGACAGAAGCTGTTCCTGCTACACCGGTAAGTGCAGCATTCATATTATCCTGTTCACCCCAAAGACCTTGTCCCCAGGTTGTCCCCGACCTATTCCAAGTGTTAGCCATAAGGAGTGCCTCCTTATGCTATTCTTAGTATAGCGTCCGAAGCGTCAGCTGTTGGGAATTGAATTGTGAAAGTTCCGCTTGAAACTGTCTTATCTCCACCAAAGGCAACTGCACAAACAGCATCTGTTGTTCCTGTTGCTGTTCCAGTTGTTGTGTTGTAAATTAAACACGCATTGGCAGTAAATGAAGCACTTGTCCACGAGACATCAGAAAAATCGCAANACGCTGTAGTTCCGCTTGAAGTTGGAGTTACGCTAGTTAGCGCTTTTCCTCCAGCTGTGTAAGCTGTTCCAGATGTATTTGTAATTTCGTTTCCTGTTGCGTAGTCAGTGGTTGCGGCTCCAAGAGTTGCAGAACTTGTGTACAATGCAATTTTGAATGTATCACCAGTAGAAGCTGTGAAATTGTGATCGCCTTTCAAAAGCTCTACTTTAAATGATGTACAAACTGCTGATGTATTAGCCATAATTTACTCCTTGTTATTGAGGCGGAGACTCAATTGGTATACGAACTGTTCCATCCGTATAATCATCTCTTCGTCTACGTCCTATTTGCATTGCTGCAAATTTCTCTATTTCTTGTTTATACTTGTTTTCGTACAGTGTCAACATATCTGTTGGACCTTTTAAGAAGCCATAAGTTTCTGCCAAACAACAGTATAATAGCCCTTGAGGGAAATTTAAACTAATATAATTAGTACCCGATCCCTCTAATATCGATTGTACTACATTAAAATGAATCTGAAAGGCAAACGTAGCAGAAGGTGTTGGGGCTACCATAAATTTACCTGAAGTCGTATCTGAAAGTCCTGTAGCTCCTCCAAACTGAGCATAATATTTAGGAGTTCCTGTTGAAGTATTAGCTGGAATATATTCATTTAAAAATGTTTGATCTCTTTTTAAGAGCCACGTATTGTCTCCAGTAATAGTCCCATCCGTTGCGGTATAAACTTGGATTCCTCTAATAAATAAAACATCCTGCAGGACAGTTATAAGTTTGTTGTCCTACAATTAAAGAAGCACTTTGTTGTTTACGATCTGCATCAATCGGCACATCGTACATAATTCTTTGTTGAGCATTTANAATAATATTTTCTAAAATAGCATCTGTTAGAACTGTATCATCGACTTCAGTATAGTTCTTAATCATTGTTTTTAGAGTTGTTGCGCTTATGCCTGACATTATTATATCTCCTTATAATCTAGTAAAATTGTTTAGTGGGCTTATTACACAATTAAACCCGCCTCCTGTGTCTGTTGTACTGGCTGCTGATGGCAAAGTCAACGTAAAGCTAATTGTACTCACTAACAGTGCCTGTCCCTGCATAAGTACGGTGTAGTTTCTATTCTAGAAGCAATTTTAAAAGATCCATAACATGTAGCCAAAGCACCATGACTCACTGCTGTCGTATTAGGAGGAGTAATTCCTCTGTAAGGAACATTTGTTCCTCGAGTGCAGCCCGTTAAAGTTTTTGTAGATATACCCGTATATTGAATAACTTCATTTTGAATAACACCATAAGTCGAAGAAGTCGAATCAGTATCTGGAGAAGAAATCATAACGTATCCAGAAGTTGGAAAACCTGTGACATCTGCTAATTCAATTGTATCTTGTGTTGCGTTAATACTTGGAGTGGTAGTTGTTTGTAATTGTAATCTATCAATGGAAACTCCACCAACCGGTTCTTTAACCTCTGTAAATCTAACATAGTCATTAACCTCTAAGCCGCCAAATGGAAATTTAAAAGTTAAAGTAGTAGTACCAGCTGTTGAAAAAGGATCGTTAGGTAAAAAATCTTGAGTTGCAAATTCTGTTCTTGCAGCTCGTGGATGTTCTAATGCCTGAGGATCAGCCCCTCTAGGTTTAGGAAATAATTGTGGTTGCTTGGGTTCGTATTCTGACATGTGTACCCACATGCCTGTCCATTCTCTAACCATTTCCCTATAAGGGAAGGCTAGTCCCGAACGATCAGAAAATCATTAAGGAATATCTACCTTTAGAAAAAACTCCCATTATGTATATGCTGGATAGTATGTCTTAGGTGTAATGTATGTACTAGACGCTGATCCATCCTCTTTTAAAGCTCTTGCCAATTCATCTTCATATAACAGCTTTAATTCCTGGGTTCTTTGAGGAGCAAATTTTTGTGCTAAATAAAATGCTAGCCCAGCTGTCATACAAGGAACAAATCTATATGGAACATCAGTTGCATTCGTAAAAACGCCTGCATCTTGAATTCTTTTTGTAAAATAAATATGTAAGAAATTACTTGCTGCTGTTGAATTTGGTGTTGGGTAAATNGTTAAAGTAACTTTATCAATAAATCTTTGTACCCAAAATTGAGAGGGTGTAGATTGAGTTAATTTGTTAGCAGTTCCTGCGTAATCAGATCTATCAATTTTAGACATCGCTGTATCTGCTTCTGAAGTTGTACCTTTATTTGTTCTATAAGCACACTGAGTAATATCAGATAATCCATAGGTAGAAGTATCTGTTGTTCCGCCAACCGTCGTTGCAGAAGTTCCATCGCCTGTGGCTCTGTAAAAAATATATTCTGCTTGGCCTTGAACAAGATCAACGTTAGTATCTCCTACTTCCCAGTAGTGGATGCCTCTATTACCCCATTCTTGAAATAAAATATTTAATGATCTACGTGCAGATTTTATTTGATTTCCTGAACTACCTACTAAACCAATTCGCTCATAGGCATCAGTTATAATATCATCAATCGCGTACGTTTTATCAAACGTAACTGTACCAGAAGTGGTGTTCGCCATTTAGCCTCCTAACCGTAGTAAACGGTCAAATGCGTCACTACTGCGTTAGTTACTTTTAAACTTGTGTTTGCTTTAATTCCTGTTCCCGGAAGTAATACATTGTGAAACTTAGGTTCTTTATGATCCGTTGTATTTGTAGCTGGTGTATTAATAACCCATATAGTTGATGAATCATCTAAAAAAGTTATTGTTCCGACTGCCACATTTGTAGGCACAGTAAAGCTGCATCCCAATACTCTCGCAGGACCATTAAAAACAGTATGTGTATCAGCTGTAGTAATATTCGCTGTTTTAATATCCACTGGATATGTACTCATAATTTTCTCCTATTTATGTGAGCTCCCGAAGGAGCTCACAAATCTTATTTATTACGAACTAAACAGAAAAGTACCTGTAACTGCTAATGGATCTTTTGCAAGATCAGAAGCAATATTCCAAATACCGTCCTCAAAGCATGTAAAATATATATAACAACCAGTTGTTACTATATTAGTTGTAGCGTTCGCGGGTGTGAAAGTCATTTTCGTTTCATTCGCGATAGATGTATCAAGACTTACTTCACTACTTGAAGTGGTTTCAATTTTTGAACCAGTTCTGAAAACATCACTACCTGCACAATCAAAGCTAAGCGCAGCCACTGATGAGTGAGCTGTGTCTTTTGATTGAAGGTGTACTACTATAGTACCTGAAGTTGCTGCCGGTAATGTTACCGCTTGAGCAGCAGCTCCTGTGTAGTCGTTAATCGTAATTACATTAGCTGCGTAAGTTAATGTACCTGATGTTGCCACCGCAGTAGCAGTTAAACTTGTAAGGTCTGGTTTCATTCCTACAAACCTTTTAGTTATAACTCCTGTGCCAGCAGCTTTATTGATCTGTTGAAATCCATTTTCGGATCGCACTGGACCATTAAACGATGTATTTGCCATGATTATAATCCTCCTAGTTTATAGATCTAGTCTCTAGGCCGTCGACTATACTCGTCTAGATCTAATTTAATAATTGTATAGTAATTAATCTATAGCGTAGATTTACGCAGAGTGCAAGCGATACTGTAGTCGGAAATGAATTTCGAATATGTAGCTTTTATCTAAGTGGCTACTGACACTTCAGGCCTTGAATCAGCGATCTTACTTTTAAGACCTTCTAATCGAGCTTCTTCTAATTTGATCTGAGTAATGATCTCTTTAATCGCATGATCAATTCTCGTCATTTCGAGAGTATATCTACCCTCTTTAAGATGCTCCTGCTCCCAACTTAACTCCAAGGACTTCTTTTGTTTGTATAGGTCCTCGATCATGATTAACCTCCTCATAGGTAATCCATTTACGATCTTTTCTCGTAAATCCATCAGATTCAAACTTTACCTCATTTTTTCCCAGTTTGTCAAGGATAGATTGTTCGATATCCGCAGCGGTATCTTTAGCTGTAATAATAAAATCAGCATAGTAGCCACAGTATCGTATTTGGATTTTGAAGTTTTTCATTGATAATTCTATCTTTATTGTCGAAATGAGGCGATTTTGAGGCCGCCTCATTTCTAATTTAGTGACGATTAAGCACCTTCTGATGC